TTCTTGAAGGGTATCAAACAGTTCTTCTTGTTTACCTTCTTCCTCGTCAATAAATGTTGCCATATTAAACTCCGTGCTAAAAGCATTATGGAAAAATACTATATGGTTATATAACCAACCACTGATATTTGCGGCAAAAAATTAGCCGTTATCAGCCTTTCTTTCTTGTGCTATCTTCTCGTTCCTCTTGCGCTCCCATGAGTAGTAAGCCCCGGGAAAGCTCCCAGTAACCCCTTCCAGCTTTACCATAGGTGTGCTAACGATACGATAGGCGGGTGCATCGCAGATGTTGCAGCGGATTGTCCGAACTTCTTCGTCCACGTAAGCCTCTGCGATGTGCGTTCCACAGTCAAACTCATAGATTCGCTTCATTGTTTAGCCTCCTCATAACCAGCCAAAATTGACTCTTCGTAGGCTAAGACCCTCTGAATCGCCTCTACTTGCCCTCTGCGGAACCAAAACTGTTTTTCATCAGGAATGGTAGTGATGTCTCCCAAAATCTCTAGGTTGTCGCCTATGTCCTCTAGGAATTGTTTCCATCCACTGGTAGAAAACAGTTCTAATAAACTTTCGTAATACTCTTGTAAGTCTCTGTCCATGTCTGTTTCCTCTCTAGGTAGACATGGCGTATTATACCACAAATAGTATTATTTGTCAAGTGTTTTTAAACCTATTGTTGCATTTTACCAGCCATCTGAGTCATGGCAATGCGTTCGTTTGAATCAATGTCCTTCTCCTTGAGCATCAACTCAGCAATCTTGGCGCGACGGGCAAACTCAACGTCATCTGCACCGCCTGACTCAAGGTTGGTGGCTAGGGCAGCAGCCAGCTTGGCTTGTGCCACTTGTGGCTCCACCTGAGCCTCCACAAGGTACTTCTGTGCCCTTGCAGAGTTCTCCTGAGCCTGACTCTGTAGCACACCAACCTGAGCTTGTGCAGCCTGTAGCTGCAACTGCTGTTGCGCTTGCTGGGCTTCTTGTTCTTGTGGGTTGGGCTGCATCATCTGCTGCAACTGAGCCATCAGTTCTTCACGGTTGGATAGTCCCATGTTGTCAATAACCGACATAACCAGCATTGGGTACATTGGGCTGTCCTGTCCAAGGGTTTGCAGAAGTTGAACCAGCTGTGTTACCTCGTATTCACGGGCGATAACACCCAAGGTGCTACTTGGTACAAACTTGAAGTCCTGAACCGGGTAGTTGTCCGGGTCATACTGCATGTAACGCCAAGCGGTCTTCTGAATCATGGGAATCAGGAAGTTCTCTTGGAAGTTAATCAACGTCCTCTTGTGACGCTTGATAATCGCCCCAAGTGACATAGACACAGCACCCGCAGCTGCTTCACCATTGATGGCACCCGGAATACCAGCGGCGTCAATAGCGCCAGTAGCCATCTGAACCATCTTCATCAGGTCACTGGCTTGGCTAAACGTAACTTGGTCTAACGAACCAAAACGGAATGGCGTTAGAATCTCGTTAGGGTTGCCGTTGGTTAGGATGGTTTTACCGGGGCGTACCTCCAGCTTAGCACCACGAGGCATACGAGAGGCATCCATAGCCAGCATGGGATGCACCGTCAGGGCTAGGGCGTCAATGCGAGCGCGCATCTCTGCATCCAATGCCTTTTGACTGTTGTAGCCCTTCTCACAGATGCCACGTCCCCAAAAGCGACCGGGCACAATGTCCCACGGAAAAGCCACCACAGGACGGTCTTGCATCATGAAGGGATTCTCTTCTACCTTCAGCAGCACACCACCATTGGCAATAACAATCATTGCCTCAATGTAGCCCTCTTCGTCTTCGTCGTCCTCTTCCTTCTCGGTTAGGTCGTCGTCATCTTCAGGCTCGTTCATGGCAGCGTTGAACAAATGCTTGGGCACCAATCCGTAATACTTGGTCAGCCGCACTTTGTCATCGTCAAACGTGCTCAACTCTTTGTCAGCTTCTAGGTCGGTGTCTTGATAGGCTTCACCAACGTCCTCATCACGGTAGATGCCAGCCTGAATAGCCATGTCCACTTGGTGCTTCGGCACAAACTCATCAATGGCTACACCCAGTGCGTCCTCAATGGAGGAAGACACGGGGTCAATGAGGAAGTTCTGTGGTAGGATGGGTTTTAGTTTGACAACAACACGAGGGGCGATGTTCACACCGACAGCCTGCATGGCACCATCCATGATGGGCTGCGTTGCTGGCTTCATCTCCTGAATCTCGTCAATCACCAGTTCACCCATACCCGTGCCAAACACCGCACTGTTTAAGATGCACTCAGCGACAGCCTTGCGTGTTTTGGTGAATTTGAAGTCCTCGCTTAATTGCTCACGCAGGTAAGCCACATCACCGTTGTTTTGGTCTTTGCGGTCATCCTTGATGTCAAACCACTTACCCCGACCAAAGGTGGCTTCTTCCACCTCCGACACAGCAGACTCAACGGCTTGCTGCAAGGCGGGACTAATCAAACGAGAACGCTCGCTTTCACGGGTCTTGTCCTCAGCAGCCCAAATACCACGCCACAGGCGATAATATTCATCAAACTTCTCTTGATAATTGCTCTGATAGTGGTCGCGCCAGCGTTCCACCTTGTCCATCACCCAGTTCTCTAGCTTCTGAGAGGTGAATACGTCTTTGTTGTCATCCATGTGTTAGTCCTTTAGTAGAGGGTTCTGTAGCCCAGTGTTTCTTAGATTCTCAATGTTTCTCAATATATCTTCAGTGATTACACCAGCGTATGGTTTCATCTGAAGAGCGCGTATGTCATAAGCTGAAGGTTGGCGAGGGTCAACAATACCACGTTGTTTTACAGAGGATGGAAGCAGTTCATACACCGCTGGGGCATCTTTCAAGACACCTAAACCTTGACCGGGTAGCCCAGCAGCATAGGTAGCATGTCCTGACTTATCAATGATAGGAGCACCAGCGAATACCTCTCCCACGTTCATTAAACCGCCTTCCATTGCAGAAAGTTGTGCTGCATCTGCAACAGCGAGACGGGCTTCACCAATACTCAAACCGCCTTTGTCTCGGAATTTCTTATCCATCATGTTCTGCACAGCTTTTCTTGTGTCTCCCGTAACGCTTCTAAACTGTGCAATGCTCTGTGGATTGTCTACGCCCTTCCAGTCGGGGATAATGTTTTTAATCTCTTTGTTAAGACTTGCCTTAACATTACGTGGCATAGAGGCTTGAGCATAACCAAGCATTGCTTCACCAGTCATGGTTGCAAAGTCGCCACCAGTGGGAGCCATTCGCCACGGAAGATACACAGGGTCTACACCGTATACCTTTTTTAACTTTTCTGCGGCTTTTGATAGTTGTTTTACTGGGTTCTTATCTGAAGCCCACACCATGCCCGGATTTTCAAACATAAAACCCTGCCCACCCTGAAGGTTAACGGGCATTGCTAGGTCTACATCGTTAATACGGGTTAGTAAGCCACCAGCCGCTGTGCGGTCAGACATGCTAGTAATAAACGGACGACCCTCTAGTTCTTCTAGTGCTATTTCAGGAACTTTACCACCCTTACGGCTCTCCACGGTGGTTGTTAGAGCATTAAGGCGGTCTATTTCTTTTTTACGTGGGTCGTAACGAATATCAAAACCAAGCTCACTTGGCTTGATTATCCGTGTCATGTTCGGCACGAACGGCAGGATACCTAGACTGGCAAGTGCTGCTTCTGAATAGTTACCAGCCTTAATAGCTTCATAAGCGTCTTTGGCGCTCATCACGTCACCAAAACCGGGCATGAAATCAGAAACCATCTTCAGATAGGCTTCTGCTTCAGGGTCAGAGACAGCAGTGTCGCCTCTACTTCCTAAGAGTAGCCCTGCTTCGGGGTCGTCAAACATTCCAGCCATATTTTCTCCCTTAATATCCTGCTACGGCATCAAGCATTTCGTAATCGTCTTCTTCAAAGTCGGTGACATAGCTAACTTTTGCCAGTTGTTCTATGTATGATAGAGAATCAACAAGGTCATCATGCACCAAATGGTTAGGAAATTGGAAAAGTTGGTCAAGAAACTCATGGTTCCACTCCCCCTTGTTCAAAACAACATACCCATTCTCAAACCGCCCTTGCAAACTCCACACAATGCGGTCAGTTTTCTTCTTATTCCCGTGTGTAAGTTCGTCTACGCGGAAGAATGTCTGATTTCGGCGCATAATGTCGCTGATGTACGGCATAACAGCCTGTTTTGCAATGCCTTTTTCAATTCCTACGGCGACTGGCTCATATTTACGCACAGCATCAAAGATTTTCTGTGCCGTTTTCTTCACATCCCAGCGTCCATAGATGATTTCTTTCACATACCAGCCATCTTCATTCACCTTTACAACACTAATAGCTGTATTGTCTAACCTTTTGTTCTTTACCTTCTTAGCGCCTTCGTCTTCAAAGCCAGCTAAGTCAATGGCGATGTAATAATCACCCCTGTCAGGCTCGTCTTCGTCAAACTTTACCCATTCCTCTTTAAATAGTTCACCACCCATCGCTTCAAAGCTAGCCATAAACTCCTGACGGAAGGCAAACGATGACATACTTTTCTTAGCTGCTTCAATTTCTGCTGCATCCAAGAGTGGGTTATTGAAAGAAGTAAAGTGGAAAGATGCAAAAGAGCTGTCATCTCCCTTTTCACCATAGAGATAAAGGTCATAGAAGTGATTCCTTCCCATTGGAGTGCCGATGAAGAGCGCCTGTCCCTTTTGGTCGGCTAGTGCAGGACGTAGAATTTGTTCCCACACTTCAGGCTTCATGTCGGCATACTCGTCCATTACAAGAAACTTCAGTGAGACACCACGCATTGTCTCAGGTCGGTCAGCACCTTTTAAAGAAATTGTGGCTCCATTCACAAGTTTTATTTGTAAGTTATTAACGTGACTCCCCTGTATAACAGGATGCCCAACTTCCAACAGGGTTTGCCACATAATGTCACGGGCTTGTCCTTGCGTAGGAGCCACATAAAACACATGACCTTTATCAGCTTGCAATGCGTTAACTATCAACAAATAAGCGGCTAGTCGTGATTTTCCAGTACGGCGTCCAGCAGCAACCACCTTAAACCGTGCTGGGTTATTCCAAACCTCTTTCTGCCACGGGAGCAGGGAAATGTTTAACTCTGTCACCACTTAACCTTGTCAGCCCAGTAGGCAGCACTCATTTTCCCTTTGGAGATGTTGGAGGCGTGTCTTGCCTTAAAACTTTTCTGACGAGCCTTCTCACTTGCTGTTTTAGGGGAACTTCCTGCACCACTCACTCCTTGCTGTCCGAAACGGATGGTCTTAACCTTGTCCCCCTCTTTGGCGACTACCACGTGAGACTTGGTTGGGTGGGATGGGGTGCGTTTGGGCTTATTAAACCCTGACACACCAGCTCGTTCTAAGCGACTGTCTTTCATATCATCTTGTCCTTCTGTGCTGGGATGCAAGCTGCGTTGAATGGGACGTTGCCGTCGGTGTTAATCTTGTAGGCTTCTTCTACACACTGTTCCATTGTTTCAACACTCTTCTCGCCTTGTACTTGAAGCACACCGGGAGAGAGGAACGTAAAGAGGATGACAAAGAATTTCATATTTGGAAGTGTGGTGCGTCAATGAAGGGAGTGCGTCCTTGGCTGCGGCGCTTGTCAACGTAGGCGTTGTACGCATCCTTCATAGAACCATCAAACTTACGGATGTCCTCAATGTGCCACGCTGCTCCCCACTGCAACGGAACATCCACCATCACAGCGGCTTCCTTCATGGCGTCAGCAATGTCAAAATAGAAGGGGAGTTCCCAAACAACATTGCCGTTGTCGTAGGCTACCAAGTCAACTGCACGACCAATGATGTGCATGGATTTCATGGTC